CTAGCAGAATTAATATAAGCAGAAGAAACAGCTAATTTGTTAGTCCACCAAGTAGGTAATGCAGCTTCTTCATCTGAAGGAAGAGCATTTAATATATCTTTAGCATCTTCAATAATAGTTTGCATCATACGTTTAGATGATGCAACATCAGTGTGTCCGTCCTTATTCATAGCTTATCCTTTACAAATTAATTCTTACTTGTAGAATACTTTAAATTTCTGGTTATGGCAAATTTTTAAACTTATGGTTCTCTTACTTGGGCGTTTTGACTGTGTGAGTCAAATAGAACTTTTTTACCTGTAGATAGATTTTCTTCTGTTTTTTCAATTGATGATATTATTTTGCCACATTGAGACTTACACAAACTAAAGGATCTATCATAGCCTTTTAAATAAGTTTGTAGTTTACTCCAATACTCATAGCTTAATATCTTTTCTAGAGGTACATGAAGCCCATTAAATAAATTTTCAAACTTAGGAGGATAATAAAAACGAGATTGAGTCTCATCGTAGTAATGACCGCCAGTCCAACAACATCTAAATACTAAACCTTCTGGGGACACATACCATTTACCCCAGTCATCCCAAACACACTTTATAACTCGTTCAGCTTTATCCATATTTTCTTTACTCTTTTTAGAGTGTACAAATTTACCACTCTTAGGGGCAAACACATCTCTAGAAGTTTTAACAGTAGAAAATGTATGAAAACTATGATCTAAAGCCATCTGTCTAGCTTCTTCTACTTGGTGTTTATTATGTTCAAATACAATATATTTCCAATGAACTTGTGCTTTACCAGCTTTAATAACAGAACAAGCATTACTAAATACATCCTCAAATTTAGTATTAATACGATATTTTGAATGAGTATCAGATAGACCATCCATATCAAAATTAATTATATCACGTTTTGTTAATATATTACCTACATCTGTCCAATAGTCATGTCCGTGAATACCTCCATTAGTATGAATTAAGATTCTAGTATCCTGTTCTTTAACATATGTTATAATTTCACGAAACTGTTTATTCATAACAGAATCACCAAAATTACCATTAATAACTAACCACTCTAGATTTTTAAGTAACTCAGGATAAAATAGTTCTTTAAATTTATCTAATGATATAGTATATCTTTTATCATTTAAATTAATACGAAGAGGCTTAACTCTATGACAAGCAGGACACTTAGCATTACATCTAAAAGTTAGCTCAGTTGTGAGTTGTCTATATTTTTTCATTAGGTTGGAGGATTAAAAGAAGTAATTTGTATAGTCAATCCGTCAGGAATTGCGCCATCTTTAAAAGTAACTTTACCCGAACCAGCAGCATATAAAAAATCTGTTGTTTTAGCTTGCATTATGCCATTTATACTTACAGAAATATTATCAATAGCAGTGGGATTACCTCCTGCAGGCGTAGCTATAAAAAAGTTATTATTACCTGAACCTTCTCCATCTGCACTTGATATTACATTTATTTTTCTTGCTAAGCCTACAGCAATATTAGAAGATACTACATTAATATTAGCATTTAATCTTTGAAATGTTATAAAATCATTAGCTTGAAATCCTGCAGCACTTCCTTTAGAATCTAACTGTGTTTGTATAGAACTAGTAGCATCTAAAAATGCTAATTCTGTAGAGGTAACAGATGCTAATGCAGCTACTTTACCGCTACCATCCGATACAAGTGCCCTAGAAGCTGTTAAATTACCAGTAGTAATAGTAGATACAGCACCTGCTATATTAGCTACTCTTCTAGCTTCAATAGCAGTAGACTCTGTTACTCCTGCTGTAAGTTGTGTTTGGATAGCAGACGATACTCCACCTAAATAACCAACTTCAGTTGCTGTAGTAGCAGAGATAGCAAGTTTACCAGATCCATCTGATACAACAGCTTTTGATGCTGTTAAATTATCTTTGTATACAGTAGATATAGCACCAGAACGGTTATCCGTAATAGCAGTATTTAAATCTGCGCCATTATATTTTACAGAAGATGCAGTTAACTGACCTGCTATAAGATTAGCTGCCCCTGTAGGACTAATAACAACATTACTATCAGGATCTCTAGTTTCTGATAAGGTAAATGATCTAGCTGACTCATCATAATAAATAGCTGCATTACCCTGATCACCTCTATTCATAAAGATACCGATATCACCACTAGGTGTACCTGTAACAGAGTTAGCAAGCATAAGGAATCTATCTTGTATAACGGCATTAATAGTATTAGAGGTAGTAGTATCACCGTTTACAACTAAATTACCTTGAATTACTAAGTCATCTGCCATAGTAACTTGTCCAGTAAAGCCTCTAGTACCCGCAATTATAGCAGCTACGTTAGCTGAAGTTTGATTTACATTATCGGTAGTTTGATTTATCTTTGCAACACCTGCATTAAGCTGAGTTTGTATAGAACTAGTAGCATCTAAAAAACCTAAATTTGTAGCTGTAACACTTGAAACAGCTACTTTACCTGCACCACTAGATACAAGTAAACGTGAAGCTGTAAGGTCTGCAGTAACAATAGTAGATACAGCACCTGCTATATTAGCTACTCTTCTAGCTTCTACAGCAGTAACATTAGCAGTGGTTTGATTTACATTAGCAAGCAACTGTATAGTATTAGCTGCATTTAAATTTACATTTGCTAGTAAGCTAACAGTATTGCCAGTAACTAAGGTAACATTTAGTGCTGCTGCTGCTATATTAGCAGAAGTTTGATTTAAATTAGCAGTCAATAAATTTATATTAGTAGTAAGACTAAAAGAATTAGCACTATCAGCAAAGTGCTTAGCTTCAATTGATTCTATACCATAAAGTCTTGTTACTATTGTTCCATTAGCCATTTTTTCTGCAGAAACTGCATTTGCTTCTAAAACTGTTGATGTTACACGCGTAAGCGCCATGTTAGCTCCTTAAATATTATACTTCATCTTCGTCTAATTGTTCAAAAAACTCAGCTAAAAAGTCTACTGTTTCTAATGAAGTATTATTAAATCTATCTTCTATTCTTTTATTTAGTATATCTAGAGAAGTATGATCTTCCTGCAAAGAAGTAACTAAAGAGTCATTTTCCTCTGAAGGTTCTAACTCTTCAAAAAATTCAGCTAAGAAATCTTTTTGCTCTAAAGGCTCTGAGTCCCCTTCTTCAAAAAATTCTTTTATAAAATCCTCAACCTGCTCATCAATTGTAGGAGGTTTTAGTAGTTCGTCATATACCTCTTGAATACATACTTTTTTTGTTAATGTTATAATCCAGTCAATTAATTCAGGCTCTAAAGGCTCAATTCTATCAAGCCACTGTCTCTCACTTACAAGGTTACTACCTCTTTGTTCATAGTATATACCAATAATAGGTCCAGCAACTAACTCCTGTATTTTTGGTTCTCTTTCTATAATTTTAGAAAAAGGAAAAGCTCTAGATATTAACGGTGTTTTTGTGTCTTCTTCTATAAGTCTATATTCAAAAAATACAAACTCTTGATCCATCTCATCTATGTGAAATTTCATATATTCCATGTTTATTCCTCTATGTTTTTATTATATAACGCACAACAGCATGTGGAACCACTGCTGTATGAGTATGACCACCTGCACTGACGGCTGTTAAAACAGTTATACCACCAGCATCTTTTACACCAGTAGATGCAGAACCTGTTGAAGTAGATATAGCAGCAGATCCTGAAGCAGTAGTAAGGGTACCTCCTGATGCAAAATCACCAGCACCATTACCTATAGTACTATTAGTATCGCCTTGTCCTATTATTACTTTATCGCTAAGATCAGGAGCAGCAAAAGTATTACCTGCATCGTCTCCTGCTCCAAATGCAGTACCTATTACGGCAAATAGTGCAGGATATGTAGCGCGGACTAAGCTTTGTCCTGCACATCTAGTGTAGCCCTCAGGTGTAGATCCATGACCAAAAGCTACAATAGTACCTACAGGTACTAAAGGAACAGGTTGTGCACCTCCCCCTGAAATGGGAGATTGTAATACAACCCCTGCATTAATAGCAGAATACTTACCATCTTGTTGTACAATTGATAAACCATTTAAAGTGGCACTTAGTAATGGCTGATATGCTAACGATACATTAGAACTAGAACTACCAAACCCAAATTGTATAGCAGCATTTTTAGTAGCACCCACACTAGAAATTCTAAGAGCTGCATGTCCTACACCTTTGGCTTCTGGATACCAATCAAGACCGCCAGTTGAAGTAGCCGAGGTTACTTTAAGATTAGCAGTAGCTACTCCTCCGGATGTTAGATTAACTCTATCAGAGTTAACACCTGCAACTGCTATCATACTACTTACTACTGATAGAGGTGGAGGTTTACCTATGTCCAAAATAGCAGCATCGGCAGAAGCATTACTAGTTTTTAGATAGACTCTAGAGTTAGAAGCTAGTGTGCCGTTTTCAGAAACAGTAACTATTAGCTCACCTATATCATAATGACTAATATTAGACATTAAAGGTACAATACCATTTTCTATTCTATGACCTATACCTACTCTAGTAAAGTTACCACCAATAT